GTATCACGGGGCGTGGTGCGGACTTATTGATTATTGATGACCCACACACGGAACAAGACTCAATGTCAGATATTGCGATGGAACGTGCTTATGATTGGTATACATCTGGTCCACGACAGAGGTTACAGCCTGGGGGATCTATACTGATGGTAATGACGAGATGGGCAGAAGATGATCTTACAGGTAGATTATTGAAGGCTCAAACTGAACCTAAAGCAGATAAGTGGCGACAGATTTCATTTCCCGCGATCCTCGACTCAGGGAACCCAGTATGGCCAGAGTATTGGGAGTTAGAAGAATTAGAAAAGATTAAGTCAAGTATTCCTATTCGTAACTGGTCAGCTCAGTATATGCAAAATCCTACATCTGAGGAAGGTGCAATTTTAAAACGAGAATGGTGGCAACCATGGAAAGGTGAGGGGATACCTAATCTTATGCATGTAATTCAGAGTTATGATACAGCGTTTAGTAAAAAAGAAACAGCGGATTATTCTGCAATTACGACTTGGGGTATATTTTTTCCAGAAGAAGGAGGGGCACCACATATGATTTTATTAGATGCCATTAGGGGTAAATTTGATTTTCCAGAATTAAAAGCAGTGGCATTAGATGCGAATAAGTATTGGGAACCAGAAACAACAATTATAGAACAAAAAGCCAGTGGTGAACCCTTGACTCAGGAATTTAGACGAATGGGTATACCAGTGATACCTTTTGTTCCTAGTAAGGGTAATGATAAATATACAAGAGTGAATGCTTGTGCGCCTGTCTTTGAAAGTGGACAGGTGTGGTTTCCTTATGGAGAAAAATTTGCTGATGATGTGATTGACGAATGTGCTGCGTTTCCCAATGGTGCACATGATGATTATGTTGATTCTACGACACAGGCTGTGTTAAGGTATAGGCAAGGGAACTTTATTGAGTTATACTCAGACTATGTTGACAATGAAGATTTACCCCCTAAAGAATATAGGTATTACGAATGAGTGAAGAGTCAGAAGATAAACAAAGAACAGCCCAAAGATTATCAGCATTAAGTAGTATTTTTGGGAAAGGCACAGTGCCTAGCAGTTTAGCAGATTTAATTAATTTTAATAAAAGACCAAGACGAAGAGCACCAAGAGGTGAAAGTGTTACTACACAACTGAGACGATTTAAAACAAGACCTGTTAAAGAGAACCCAGAGTTTGATATTGTGGGTAGGCAAGTTCCTGACATTGAAACAGAAGTTAGGAAGGATATTGCAGAGAATCTTGGTGCAAGCGCATTAAAGGTTGATCCTAAAATGGTAGATCCTGTTTTAAAAAGATTAACACCAGCTCTACAAGATTTGAGAAGAACGATAGCTCCAGCCAATAAAGGTACTTTTGTTAATGTCAAAACAAAATTAGGACGGACTAAAAAAACAAGGATTACATAATGGATGATGAAGACAATCTGGAAGAACAGGTTAATCCTGTAGATGTAGAAGTTGAAGAACCTACTGAAGAGATCGTAGAAGAAGATGCAGCACCAGAAGAAGATAATTTCTACAAAAATTTAGCTGAAGATATGGACGATAGAGCCTTGACCGCTTTATCGAGTGACTTGATTACAGAATTTAAAAAAGATAAAGAGTCCAGAGGTGATTGGGAAAAAGGGTATACATCAGGATTGGACTTACTAGGATTTAAGTATAACGATGAAGGTCAGCCTTTCAAAGGTGCGAGTGGCGTGACCCATCCTTTATTATCCGAGTCTGTTACACAATTCCAAGCACAAGCATATAAAGAGTTACTACCACCAGATGGCCCAGTTAGAACACAAGTGGTTGGTGATACGAGTAAGCCTAAACAAGAACAAGCTCACAGAGTCCAAGAATTTATGAACTATATGGTGATGGACAAGATGGAGGAATATACTCCAGAGTTTGATCAACTGTTATTTTATTTACCTTTAGCAGGCAGTGCCTTTAAAAAAATCTATTATGATGAAATAAGACAACGAGCAGTAAGTAAATTTGTACCCGCAGAAGATTTAGTGGTTCCGTATTATGCGACAGATCTTATGGATTGTGAAAGAATTACACACATTATTAAAATGACTGAAAATGATGTGTTGAAGAAACAAAAAACAGGGTTTTACAGGGACGTGGAACTTGCAGCTACGCAAGAAGAAGATGATATTCAGAATAAATACGATGAGATTGAAGGGGTCTCGGACCAAGGACCACGGGACTATCAGTTTAATGTGTTGGAAATGCATGTTGATTTAGATTTAGACGAGTATGAAAAGCAGAATAATGAAAAAAATGTTAAAGTTCCTTACATTGTAACGATTGATGAAGGTTCACAACAGGTTTTAAGTATCTATCGCAATTTTTCGCCTGATGATGAAACACTAAAACGCAACGAATACTTCGTTCATTACAAATTTTTACCTGGTTTAGGGTTTTATGGCTTTGGTTTGATACATATGATTGGTGGTTTGGCTAAAACTGCTACATCTGCACTACGACAATTGCTTGATGCGGGTACTTTGAGTAACTTACCTGCTGGTTTTAAGTCACGAGGACTTAGAATTAGGGATGATGACCAGCCTTTTCAGCCAGGAGAGTTCAGAGATGTTGATGCACCGGGTGGAAATATTAAGGATCAGTTTCAAATTCTCCCTTTTAAAGAGCCAAGTGGCACACTTTTCCAACTTTTAGGCTTTGTAACACAAGCAGGACAAAAATTTGCGGCTATTGCTGATATGGCAGTAGGAAATGATGCCCAAAATAGAGCAGTAGGTACAACAATTGCACTTCTGGAGCGTGGTTCTAGGGTGATGAGTGCGATTCACAAAAGATGTTACTACTCTATGCGACAAGAATTTAGATTATTAGCTAAAGTTTTTGGAACATATCTACCTCCAGTCTATCCTTACAATGTTTATGGTGGAAATAGGTTAATTAAAGTTGCAGATTTTAGTGATGATGTAGATGTTATCCCTGTTGCAGATCCCAATATCTTTTCTATGGCGCAAAGAGTGACTTTAGCACAAACTCAGCTACAAATCGCTCAAAGTGCACCACAAATGCACGATGTTAGAGAAGCATATAGAAGAGTTTATGAATCTTTGGGTACAAAAAGAATTGATGAGCTGTTAAAACCAGAAAAACCTGTAATTCCTAAAGATCCTGCGATTGAAAATGCAGAAGCCTTACGAACTGAAGTACCCACTGCGTTTCCTCAACAAAACCACGATGCTCATATACTTTCACATGCAGCATTTATTAAAACAAGAATGGTACAGATTAATCCTGTGGTCTATGCTTTACTACAAGCGCATATTTCAGAGCATTTATCTATGAAAGCCAGAGCACAAGTGATTGCGATTATTGCAACACAACGACCTGACTTGAAAGAATTACAACAAACTGACCCTGCTGCATTTCAAATAGAGTTTGATTCTATGGTGGCATTACGAGTTATGGAATTAACCACTGAATTACAAAATGCAGAACAAATGACAGAAAAAGGTGATCCGTTAGTTGAATTAAAACAAAGAGAATTAGATTTACGAGCTATGGATATGCAAAGACGCAGTATGGAATTTGGTGCTCAGGAGCAAAGAAAGACAAGTGAGTTTGATCAGCGCATTGATTTAGATAAAATGAAACGTGAAGATGCTGAGGTAGCATCGAAAGAAAGAATCAGAGTAGCTGATGAAAAATTAGGATTAAATGCAATAAAGATAGCCAATGACTCAGCGAAACAAAACAGGTAAAAAAAAATGAGCGATAGACTAAGAAAATCAGGTTTTGTTTTAGAACTGCCAGAACCCAGTCCTGAATATAAAGCATTGCAAGAACGCAGGTCAAAATACGACATAGAAGGTGATCTTATTAACGATGAAAAATATGATTATGAAACTTTGACGTCAGATCCAGTTCAATATAAAAAAATAGGAAAAAAATCAAAATTTAGAAATGTTTATAAAGAAAGTCCAATAATGAAAAGGTTTAACAAAGATTTAGAAGAACGGCAAAAAAACAACCCTTTTCGGAGAAAAACAGGTGGTAAAGCATTTGGACCACCACCAGAAAAAGGTCCGCAGCCACAAGGTATGAATGAAGGTGATTTTGTTGGTTGCCCTCATCGTGAAAATGGTGTAAAAAGTGACATTAAGGGAATATCAAAAATCCAGGTAAAAGGTAAGAAGTTCATAGGAGTAAAGTGATAAAAGGTGATTCAACAGAATACCATTTAATAACAGAACAAATTGGTAAACTTAAATTAGATCAAGTTACTTTAACTTGCGAGATTGGGCTAAGGGAAGGGTTGGGTTCTAAAATAATTATGGATGCTATCTTAGATAGTAAACCAAAACTATTTAAACACGTAGCTGTAGATCCTTACAATAATTTAAGTTACGAACATTACGATAATGAGGGTAGTGTGGTAGCTGGTTACACTGAGGAAATGAAACAAAAAACAGTTTCATATCTTTATCAAAACTACCCTGATTTTGATTTTTTTCATATGACAGACGATTATTATTTTAAGACGATGGGTGAGGGACATCAGTTTGTACTTAACCAACAACTTGTTCTTTTTGGTTTATATCAAGTTGTGCAC